CACCCCCGCAAGGGGGTGTCTTTAATCGTAAGATACCTTTAACTAAGAATCGGAGAATCCAATGGCAGGTCGTGTTCGTATTACTAACATTTCGAATCATACCGGTAGCTCTTATAACTTCCTCGCAGGAAGTAGTAGAGATTCTACTAGGATAATTCAACATGAAAGAATTAGCGATACCTCTGGTTATGTCTTCCACGAGCCTCTTGAAATAGTTCATTTCAAAGCAAGTGGTGGCATAATTAACGGCAAGACTCTGTCCACTGAATTTTCGTCATTTCCTTGTGACTGGCTTGACCAGCCTTACAATGATATGATCTCTGATCCTTTTGCACCACCGGAAGACTTCTTATACACAAAGTTGTTAGCTAAGAGTAACCCCTCGAAAGAGGATATCTCTTTACCTAACTTTATCTTTGAGTTAAAAGATCTTCCCAGAATGATTAAAGAAGCCGGTGAGTTAATCATCACCAACCCTAAGTTTATCTCGCTTGCGAGAAGACTCAGGTCCTCTGTTTCTAGAGAGGTTGCCAATAAATGGCTCTCCTATAAATTTGGATATGCTCCTTTACTTTCGGACGCTCGATCCCTCTGTAAGCAAAGTGATTCTATCTCTAAGAGATTGAATCGCCTAAAAAACTTACAAGAGGGGTCACGCGAAACGGTGCTCCGTAAGTTGGCAACTACTAACGGAACCATCCCCGGGATTGCAGTAATGCAATCTTTGGGTGGTTTCTTTCTGGCGTCGCAGATTACGACCCACAAACACGAATATCGTGGTTATGTAACCTGGGTTTTGAATAACCCAGGTAGTTTGCCAACATCCCCCGAACAACTAGCTAATCTGGCTAGCCGGATCTCCTTTAAAAGAGAACTGGACTTCGAGGTAGTTTGGGATATGATACCGTGGTCCTGGCTGATTGATTACTTCACCAACATAGGTGATATAACCTCTCTAACCAACAATCGACTGGATGTACATCCAGAGAACGTTAGGTTAATGCGCCAATCCACAGTATCGGTTTCTACTTCTAAATCAATTGATACTGATGCAGAATGTAGCCCTGCCACTCTTACATGGAACACGAAGAGTAGGTGGGTCCCAACCGGAATAGTTAAACCAACCTTCTATCTGGGAGCCTTAACAAGCTCCCAGATGGGTATTCTAGGTGCCTTGATGCGATCGAGATCCAGGTGACTGGATTTATTCACTCGATCTCATTTAAGGAGAACTTATAATGTTCACAGATCCACTTTCCACATTCTCTAACATTAACGATACACTAGCAGCAGTTAATCTGCCGCGTATCGGAAATGCTCCCTCACGCTACAGACTTGCGTCTGAAGATGAGGAAAGAGAAGTGGTTATTAATCACAGCCAGTCTACCGTAAAAGGTACGGGTGCTCAAAGAAAACGTGTTAACGTTGCCTTCACCCTTCGTAAGAAGGTTGCAGCTTCCTCTGTAGGAAGCTGTTGCACTCCGGGTTACGTTGAAATTGCTAACGCAAGTTTCAATTTCGACTACACAGCTGGGACGCCACTAACAACAGTTCAAGACGTTGTTAAGTCATTGGCGTCATGGATGTCTGAGGCAAACGGTGTGCAAGTTATTGATAAACTGTACAACGGAGAGTCTTAACTCTAGTTGCCTTGTGATGGCCATCGGATCGATCGTTTAATTCCCCAAAGGAGAATTAATATGACTTCAGACGATAACCTCACGAACATTACAAGAATAGTTTGTGATGGTCTCCTAGGAGATTTCATCACTACCTATCCTACCCTTAGTTGTGATTTATTGAAAGATAAATGTACGATTAAGTTTCTTATTGAAACACGAGGCATTGGGTTCTTGACCCAAGACCTTCCCTCTTTAGACCAGGTTTTATTATCTGGTCTTCAGGATGGGTATGTAACACTCCGAGGACCCCTTACTAAGCGTAAGGGACCGCGGACCAGGGTGCCGAAATTGCTATCGGGACTCTGGTTACTCGTATTTGATAAGGAAGGCTTACTTCGAAGTGAACCTGATCCAAATGCAATATTCTTCCTAAGAAGTATATTTGCTATCGGAAAAAGGTTTTTGGGTACTCACTCTGAGAAAAGTGAGAAAGAGGCCAAAGCCTCTTATATCCAAATGGAGAAGGAAATGAGGGAACCAGTCAGAAACTGGGGTCCCCACTTTGACTCTGATATCTCTCGCAATCTGTCCTTAACAGATGGATTGCCAGTTTCAGAGTTCCCATTACCTCTTCTTAACGGAAGAAGTGAAGGGTCTTCACTCCATACTTTGTTAACCATTATCCAACATACCTGCGATGAATTCTCCGAGGAGATTTCTAGGTATGACCAATACTCCTTCATCAAGAGTAATGGTGGTAATGAATGTAAGCACGGGCCTGGATCAGTTGCAGATATATACCAGTCTCGCGACAAGTATATATTTGAGGGTAAGTGGAGCTCTTTGTTGGACCGGTGGTTTCCTTTCGAGGAATTTGCCGGAACGACTTATGATCTCGCTTCCCTACCAATCTTAACTACTTCTAAGCTCATATGTGTCCCTAAAGACGCACGTGGGCCGAGACTCATTGCATCAGAACCGGTTAGTAACCAGTACTGTCAGCAAGGAATGTTATCTAAGCTTATGACTATCATAAAACATAGTTCATTGGCCAATGTAATTGACCTTTCTAAGCAAGAATTGTCTCGCGAATTAGCTAAGAAGGCTTCTCTAAACCAGAAACTGGCCACTATCGACTTATCATCGGCTAGTGACCGGCTTTCCTGTTGGGTTGTAGAGAGGGTGTTTCGCAAGGCACCCATTCTACTTTCTCAATTGAATGCCTGCCGAACGACTCAAATATCTATAGATGGACTAATAGTCCCTCTTAAGAAGTTTGCTTCGCAAGGCTCTGCAACTAACTTTCCAGTTCAAACTATAGTCTATTCGCTCCTATGCCTAGGCGTAGAGCGCTTCAACCGATTACACCCACTTGGAGATAACTATGTTACCTCTGATGAAGTTCGTCGGAAGAAGATTAAGACTTCTGTTAGATGCTACGGCGATGATCTCATCGTTGCCGTAGAGGATGTGGAAAAGCTAGGTACTGTTCTAAGCTACTGTGGTTTACAAGTAAACCATAAGAAGTCCTTTGCTGCTGGATTCTTTAGGGAATCCTGCGGCGGAGACTACTACAGAGGTCACGATGTGACCCCTGTGAGGCTTAAAACGTCCAGCACTATGACACCAACATCTAGGCACGCGTTAGTTACTTCCTCAAATGCCTTCTTCGCGAAGGGATTATGGA